GCTGAACTGTTGTCATGGTCTAATTCAACAACTTCTATTAATTCTTGAGGATCTCTCATTATTTTCTCCTTGAGTGCCGGGAGAATTAACCCCCGGCACATCATAGGGTTAAAGGTTAAGGATCAACTATCCGCAAGAGGATCGGTATAGCCGGATTTAGCAATAACGCCAGTATATTTATTTTCAAACTGTTGAAAACCTAAAGTGGCGGTAGCGAAAAGTCCGGTTGTGTTAAGTGATCCGCACAGATTATAAGCCATAGTTCCTGTACAGTCAGTGGAACTACCCGTTACGAAAATGCCAACTGCCGTAGCATTATCATTACCCGTCAGGTTCAAGTGATTGTGAGTTATCTCAGCACCAAGAACGTCAAAAGCTCCAAGAATCAGGAAATGCCCGATATCAGCAGCAGAAGCCTGATTGTCGAAGTTTCCTTTAATCTGAAGATCCGTGATGTTAGCCAGAATCGAAACAAACGCCAACGCTTCCTCATCAACGGAAATCCTTCTGTTATTCAGGATAGCCAGCCCATCAGCGGCATTATTCGTGTCGTCTGTTCCAATGCAAGAAAGGAAGTTTTTGGCAGATGCCTGTTCTATGAACTTGCAATTTTGAATCGTAAAATTCTTAGCATCAATATCATAGGCCATTACAACATCGGCAATATTCGCGTTGCAAATGAGATTGTCTACCACACAGTTAGCACCTGTAACATTCCAGCAGGCAGCCGCAGTCGTATCCCATGTCACAATGGGTCTTGTATGACCAAAACCAAGCCCTTGAATTTTAACCCCGGCAACGTCTGATGTAATGGTTCCCGCCGCCGAAATTGATTCAGTATGTCCGGGCATACCGTAAATAATATCGCCCTTATTTGCCGTACACAGGCCGGTCGCATAATCAAAGGAAGCAACCGGAGCACCCGGTTTCTTTCCCTCGTTGCTGTTGCTACCCGTACCTGAATGAACGAAATACACATCTCCGGTGGTGAACTCACTATTCACAGGTACACCACCTAATTGATAAATTATATCTCCAAAAGTTGTCATTCTTTCTCCTTCGTCTCATCTCTTTCGAATCACCGATAATCGGATTCGGCATGAGACACTGTTATGGGATGGGAGAGTTATTCCGATTAAAACTCTCCCATCCAAAAAAGGTTATGTTACATTGTGGCCGTAAATCGGGCGAAAATCAGCCCAGCCCGCGCTGTAACGCTCATAAACGTACCACTTGGCAACCAGCGTGTTAGTGTCGGTGTCCTGCTTAATACCGTCCTTCACACGATCCCACCAAAGCAAGAACATTTTTGCCAGCCGGGAGTCGATCATAAACCAATTGTTTGAATCGGTCAGACGATCCCACACGGCAAGGCTGTATCTGCCCTTGTGGAAGTTTGGATTGTTGTCAGCGGAATCGACCTTGCCCGTTGAGTTGATAATCTCATAGGCGGTTTCCTCATTGTTGATCGTGCAGAGAATCGTGTCATAATTAATGAACATCAACTCCCCACGATCATTGTAAATAGAGGTATGGCCGATTCGCCGTGTGGCTTCCACCGCAACAGGGCCTAAAGCGTTTGAACCCGCATTGCTCTGTGTGGTAGCGTCATCCGGTGAATACGGATGAGAAGCACTACATAAGGGCAAACTGTCAGGCCCATCGGTTCCCACAAACGCACCGTTAAAAATCGCAGCACCGGCCTTCTCCCTCGTTCTTGCAGAGGAAACGGCCATTTGCCACGGACGTCTCAGTGTTGTTATCGCTTGGCGTTTAAGCCTTGCTTCTTATGGTTTCCCATAAGCTCGGACTATATCATCCCTTTCGGGGGCGATTCTCGTGTCGGGCTTATTGGTTGTAGTTTCCTCACCCGTTAGTCTCTGAACCTTCCGTTCTACTAAATCCACCACATTTGAACGGCTCGGCTGCGGATTGCCATGCGCTAAAATAGCGTTTAGGGTTCCCCGCAATTCTTCGCCTTTGCTACTATTGCTATGAAAAATATCGTGACACGGCGCACACATTGGACAAACATTTGATTCATCCCTTACTTTTTCAGGACAATCTTGCCTTGACTCAATGTGGTGCAATTCTAAGTTGTTGCGAGTGTCGCACAAAATACAAGAAGCACCTTTAAGAAGGGCTGCTCTCCATCTCCGATAAGAACGATTAGAAAGCATATTTTTTGCAGTTTCTTCAGTTTTCTTAAACGACTTCACGTAACATTCGTTGCTGCAATAAGTATGAGCATTACGTTTTATCTTGCTTCTCCTGCGCCATACTTCTTTTCCGCAAATCTCGCATCTTAGAAGTTTTCCCCCGCCTGTAAAAATATCCATACACTCCTTTGAACAAAAACTTTGCTTTGTTCTTTTCATGTGGCAAGGGTGTTTAAAAAAACCTTCCCCACAAGTTTCACACACTACATTAGGAGTTCTGGTTCTTCGTATTTCAGCAAGGGGTTTTTGTGTCATTATGCCGCCATTCTCATGTCAATAGTGGGACAAACTTCTTTATCCATGATCCCGAACATATCGTCATCGTACAGCTTACGCTCAACCTTCATTCCCAAAGCCTTCTCAGGAAACGTAAAGGTCTTGTCGTAAAGCTGACCAATATCATCGTATGAAATAGTGCCGTCAAAATCCTGAAGGTCGCCCATTCCACCGATACCACTTACGATCTCGTAGTTCCGGCCGGATGTTTCCATCCCAAAGAGTTTAGGAATCATAGACGTGTCTATATTTTCCTTGTACTCTGTGTCGTAAATTCGGCGGATTCTCGCATCAAGGAGATCACCGAAATTCTCGGTAATTAATACACTCATTTGTTACCTCCTTTTAAGAAGCCGCAATTCCGTTCGACCATGCGTTCAATGCACCAATCGTGAACTCATGGTAGAACTTGGCATTGTTAATAATTAAGCCGTCATGCTTGGCCCGCTCTAGCCTCTGGTATGGCATCCCCGGTGAGGAGATAAAATTTCCTAAACCCATACACCTGTGAACATGAAGATCGTGTTCACTTTCCGACTTAATACCTGTGCAGGTAGCGTTGAACAGCATTTCACGACAATGTGCGGTGTTGATAACCAGGAACGTATCGCCAGAAACAACCGCTTTAGCCATATTCGTAGCAAACGTATATGAAGCATTGGCGGTACTGTCGATGCTGTAATGTAAAGCACCGGCAGAAGCACCGTCTATCATGTAAATCCATGTACCGATCCCTTCATCTGTTACGTCGGTATCAATCGTGAATGTCGGACTTGCTGCGGAACAGGTAGCTCCAGTATCATAGTTAGCGGTTCCGGCTGCATCAGCCTGAACATATTCACCCCGGATGACTGTGGATGGAAAACAAGGGATTATCTTTTTGAGGGGGGTATCGTAATCAGCATCTTCAGGAAGATACCCGCTTGTAACTTCCTCATCAAGAATCCCTACAAAATTAACCATCGCAGTAGCCAATAGCGCATGAGTGGCAAAATGACCGCCGTGGTCAATATCGTTATAATCCATCATTTTAACGAGTGAACCCTTGTACCGAGTTGTAGAACCATCAGTCGCAAGATCACCGTTATACGCCATCTTTATGGGTGAAGGAGCCATGCCAAAAATTAAGTCTCTTGCAACTTTGAAACCCATTTTTCTTCTCCTTATAATTTTCTGTTATATTCCCCTCGCCCACATTGCGGACAGCCGAACTTGACTGTATTGTCGTCAGGATATTGCGCCTGACTCACAACGCCGGTAAGGGTAGTGTAACTGTTGCCATTGCCTGCTTTGATTTTGTCCCTCGATAGATCACAGGGAAATCCGCAATGTACACATCGACAAACATTTACGTCTTCATTGCCGGAGGGTCGTCTATTTCTCACGATTGTCCTCTAAATTCCGTATTTCGCTCGGATTGACGGAGAAAGATGTTCGATATATTCTTTCTCGTTTTTGAATAACCTCTTAGCGATATCCCGTTTACAAGCTCGTTTGAACTCAGGGGGCAGCGTTGGGGTTTTGGTTCTTGTCGGAGGTTTTCCACCATCCGACAGGTTCAAGCCTTCATTATCGCCGGAAAGTTTCCTTTCCAAGAAACTCGCCTTGGCCTTGTTATATGCGTACTCAGCAGCAGGGCCAGGGGGATAACCGGCTTGAACAGCATCATGGGCAATCTTTTGCGCTTCTCCGAAAGTGTCCTTGTAAAAGGGTTGATCGGATAGCGCAGTCAACGCCCGGTCAGTTTCAATTGTTTTCTGTTTACTTAAAGTTTGGTCTGTCTGTTTCTG